AGAGCGCATGCCTAAGTACATCCTTGTTAACGCAGGTGTCGCTTATGGTCTGCGTAAGGGAAACATTCCTGAGTCATGGCCTGTGTTAAGTGTCCCTTACCTGTGTCGCATGGATGAATTTGGCGTGGAGTACCGTCCAGGTTATCCAGCAGCAGATTTCTGGGTCAATGAAAAACTCCGTATTATCCACGGTGATCGTGTGAAGTCGTCAGGATCCACAGCACACGTTTACCTCAACCAAGAAAAGACGAGCGTCATCTATGGTCACATACACCGAATTGAAACAGCATTTAAAACTCGTGAAGACTTTGATGGACCAAGAACCATCATGGCGGCTTCTCCTGGTTGCCTTGCTCGGATTGACGGCGCTATCCCTTCTACTCGTGGCGGGGTGGATCTAGACGGACGTCCGCTAACTCGCTACGAGAACTGGCAACAGGGTCTTGGAGTCGTTCAGTACGAAGATTCAGGAGCACATCGCTTCTCTTATGACGTCATCCCTATCTATGACGGTTGGGCAATGTACAACGGCAAGGAATATCAGGCAGACTAATGACAACCATCATTGGCGTACAAGGTGATGGCTTTGCTGTCGTGTGCGTTGATTCTCGTATTTCTTCTATGGACTCCACTGGGCTATCTCAGATTGGTACGTTACGAGAAGGGTCTAGCAAGGTTGCAATAAACGGCAAGTACTTGTTAGGAGCGGCTGGAGACGTTCGTGCAATCAATATCTTGCACCATGTCTTTCAGCCACCTGCACCCCCTCCAAATGTCAAAGGAAAGAAACTAGACCAGTTCTTTACTGCCAAGTTTATTCCTGCTCTACGGGAATGCTTTGATTCTCAAGGCTATTCCATCCCTGATCGTGAAGACAAAGAACATATGGCAGAACAGGGGTCTACCCTTTTAATTGCTGTAAACGGCGTTATCTACATCGTGGATGGGGACTACTCGTGGGCATCAGAAGCCAATGGTCTTTACTCAATAGGCTCAGGTTCTGCCTACGCTTTGGGGGCAATGCAAGTACTCACACATAACAAGAAGCAAACCGTTCAGCAGGCTAAAACCCACGCTATTAAGGCTTTAACTATTGCTGCTCGCTTTGATCCCCATACGGGCGCTCCGTACCATACATATGTTCAAGAGCAAGAAAACACCCGTACTCGTAAAACGGTATAATCAATCTAAACCTATTCAAGGAGTCATCATGGCTGATCTCAAGAAAACACACGCAGACGCAACAATTAAGGGTGCCGCAATCGGACTCTTGGCTTATGTCGCTGCAAAATACAATGTCTCACCAGAAGTAGTTGCTGTGGCAATTCCACTAGTAGCCGCTGGTTTGTCAGTGGTATCAAGCAAGATCGGTGATAAAAACACCGCACTATTGTTGAGCCTTGCAACAAAAGCAATTGAACAAGCACCAGCACCAATCAAGGCACCAGCAAAAAAGACTGCTCCAAAAAAGAAGTAGTATTTACATACCTACTCTTTTATTGATAAGGTGTAACTGATGGCTGTTGATTTCTGGTCCCCGTCTTACCGTGCATCTTCAAGCGACCTCACTGTTGCTATCAGCCCTTTGGGTTTGGTGGAATTGGCAGACGAAGAGTTTGAAGTCCATGGACCACGTTTAAACCGCTACAGCGCAGCGTGGGCTTGGTATTTAGGACACCACTGGAGTTATCGCCGTGAGATGGGTGAGTCACAGTTCTACTTGAACTATGTCCGCACTATGTCGGATTACATTACTAACTTTTGTTTTGGTAAAGGTGTTCAATTTAAAACACCTGAACAGAACGGCGCCATCATTCCACACCTGCTTCACCGTGTATGGGATCAAGACAACAACAAACACTTTGTGTTGTGGGAGATGGGTCAACTTGCTTCAGTAACTGGTGACTGCTTTGTCAAAGTTGCCTTTGAAGAGCCTTACGTGGATTCTGTAAACATTGCGCATGAAGGTCGTGTGCGAGTCATTCCGTTGAACCCAGCGCATTGCTTCCCTGAATACCATCCACATGACCGTGATCGTTTGATTCGTTTTAAACTCAAGTATCGCTTTTGGGGAACTTCTCCAGAAGGTACTCGTCAGGTATATACCTTTACTGAAATCCTTACTGATGATACTGTTCAACAATTCATCAATGATGAACTCATTGACCAGTATGACAATGTGTTGGGAACTATCCCCATCGTTCATATCCCAAATACGACCATCTCGTCATCGCCTTGGGGTCAATCAGATGTCTGGGACATCATCCCACTGAACCGTGAACTTAACGAGAAGATGGTTGAAGTATCTGACATCATCAACTACCATGCTGCTCCTGTAACAATTATTACTGGTGCTAAGGCTTCACAACTAGAGCGTGGTCCTAAGAAAGTTTGGGCAGGTCTTCCTAAAGACGCTAACGTTTTCAACCTTGAATCTCGTGGTGAGATGTCGGGTGCTTTGGAATACATCAGTGTTATTAAGCGCACCATGCATGAAATCACTGGTGTGCCTGAAACTGCTCTTGGTCAATTCCAACCAGTATCCAATACTTCAGGTGTTGCTTTGGCTATCCAATACCAGCCAATGATGAATCGTTTCATGATGAAAAAGATTCACTTCACCAAAGGTTTAGAGCGAGTAAATGAACTCATCATTCGTACCGTGGCTATCTTTCAACCTGAGTGGCTCTCATATAATCCTTCACTTGCTGCGGAACCCGAACCAGATCAACTCCCTCAGTTAGACCCTCGGGATCCAAGTATCTATAAGACCACAGTGCACTGGCCTGAGCCATTGCCTGTAGATGTGCTTATTAAACTTAATGAGGTTCAAGCCAAAATGGCATTGGGTCTGGAATCTAAGCGTGGTGCCTTGCGTACCTTGGGCGAAGAGTTCCCCAATGAGAAGATGCTTGAGATCTTTGAAGAACTTCAAGATGACGCCTTGGATCAGGGCGCTCTTGACATGATGCGTGCCCAAATCCAGCAAGCCATTATGTTGGCTACTGGAATGGTTACGAATCCAGACGGAGGGGCGGCTCCCGCACCCACACCTTCTGGAGATGGTAATGTGGCTTCATCTGATAGCGGTAACGCTCCTTTACCAGGAGTGCCACCAATAGAAGAGGAGTTAGTAAACAAAATAGTTTCACGGGCATACGGGGCAAGGTTCGCCCAACGCCGTAACCCAGACGAAGACAATTAAGGTTTAAAAAAACTGTTATTAACCGCCAAACAAACTAGGTAAGGAAAACATTATGGCTAAGAACGTCAGTCCCGAAGGGGACATTATTACAGTACCTGCGGACGCACCGATGGTGGAACGCTTCGTAGAAAGTGCTATGAGTAAGCCCAGCAAAACCTTCACTGAAGAAGAAGTTGAAGGCATCCGCAAGCAAGAAAAAGATAAAATGTACAAGCGCATTGAGGAAGCGGATTCCCGTGTGAAGTCAATGGAAGACCAAATGAGTGTAATCTCCTCAGAGCGTGAGGCAGCCCGTAAAGAGGCTGACGAACGTAAGTCCAAGGAATCAGAACTTCTTCGCCAACGTGAAGTGGATGAACTGAGTGCCAAGGAACTTATCGCCAAGCGAGAAGATGAGTTTAACCTAAAACTCAAAGAAATTGATGGCGACTACCAGCGACGCTTTGCAGAGATTGAAGCCCAGCGCCAGTCCCAAGAGGCAATCATTGAAAAAGAGCGCCGACTCCAAGAACTCAACTCCTACCGCCAGCGTCGTCTGGGGGAGGAACAAGAGAACATCATCCCTCAACTCGTTGATCTTGTGGCGGGTAGTTCGGAAGATGAGATTGAAACATCTATTAGTGTACTTCGTGACCGAAGTAATGCTATTATTGAATCAATCCAACAAGCGACTGCGCAACAGCAAGGTCGCTTGAGGGGGGCACCAGTAACGGCGCCTCCTGTCGGGCCAATGGAAACTCAGACGGAATACCAACAGTTGAATGCGGATGATATCCGTAACATGACAATGGATCAGTATGCAAAAATGCGTGATCGGCTACTCAATGCCCGCCCTAATAGGGGCAGGTTTTAAACCACATACCCAAACTTAATCCTAGGAGGATTATAATATGGCTTTCCCAGCCCCAACAGGTGGTGCGGTAACAGGAGCAGATCTTGGTTCAATTACCACGACTGGTTACTCCTCAGACGCAACACTTTCACCAGCAATTCAGCAAATTTGGTCAAAAGAGATTTTGTTCCAAGCAATGCCAGTCCTTCGTTTTGAACAGTTCGCTGTCAAGAAGACGGAACTGGGAGT